GGTCTTTTTGAAGGAGAAACTTACTATGAAAGAGATGATATATATCATTCCAGGAGACCCTATTCCTTTAGCTCGTGCACGTTATGGAAACAGACGGGTGTGGGACTCTCAAAAAGAAACAAAGCTCATAAGCTCTATATCACTTAACCGGCAGCACGACACAAACCCATTATTCACCGGTCCACTACACATGGACCTCATTTTTTTTATTGAACTGCCGCATAATAGACGCAAACCATATAAGAACCAGTTCGATTACCATTATTATAAACCTGACCTTGATAACCTTATTAAGTACTGTTGCGACATTTCAAATAAAATTCTTTATGATGACGATTGCGTTGTTGCTTCTATTACTGCTAAAAAAATATACGACTACGAACCACGTACTCAAATTACTATAAGGGAGTTAAATGCCCCAACCTAACACGAAGAAAAATAAAAAACCCATTGTGCGTAAGGACAGAAAGCCGCCTATACGCATTATCGATGAATACTTCGATATGTTCCATTTTAAACAAGTTCCCGTCTCAGAAGGGTTCATAGATAGACTCTTTTCTGACCTCGTTAAAGAAGCTTACAACGATAAAGAAATGCTTACCCTTGAAGATTTTTACCTTAAACGTGGATTGTCACCTGATAGCTATTATAAATGGGTTGAGAAGTACCCACAGGCCCAGAGAGCTCATGATGTTGCCATCTTAGCCATTGGTAACAGAAGAGAGAGAGGTGGCTTAATGCGCAAATATGACTCTGGACTCATAAGCCAGTCAATGGCTCATTATAGCAAGAGATGGAAACAGGGAATTGAGTGGAGAGAGTCACTTAAACAAAAAGAAAAGGATAAGGGCGGAAATATAACTGTTGTAATGGGTTCTCTTGAAGAATCTGAGTCCAATACGCTTAGATCTAAGAGATATGAGTCTGTTAATGATATAAAATCTGAGTCTGCTTCGCTCAAGTCTCCAGGTTCGAGAACGCCTGAAGAGGTTGCGGGAGAAATACATAAATATACGGGATATCCGAAGAGAAACAATAAGGCGTAAGATATGGCAAAGAGATATAATGGTAAAGATATGCGTAATATGTTGACGCATGTTGTTGCGACGTATTTGAGTAAAATTCATGAGGCGTCAGTTGGGCTTGATGATCTTAAGCTTACGGAAGAAGAGTGGAAAGAGCAGGGCGAGAAGTGGGAGCGTGCAAGCGAGTTGTTAAAGTCTATATCTTTGTTGAACTTTGTTCTTGCGCCGCTTTTTGGTATTGCGCGGCAACAGTTTCCTGCGTCAGCGACGTTTATTGATTCATGTGAAAAGAATCATAATGAAGCCCTAAAACGTGGCGCATATAAGGAATGTGAATGCGTAGGGTGCAAAGACCAAAGTGAAAGAACCAACAATGGAAAAGAATAAAGACACTAGCTCTTGTGAGCAGCTCTTTAAAAAACTTGTTAAATCGGCAGGAATTAATGCGTTTGCAAACTCGTTAATATTTAAGTTTTTGCTACCTGATGAGAAGGAGGTGCCTTATAACTTTAGTTATGGACATAACATCAACCTAAGGAAGCACTTTCTTGACAGTTTTTATCAGTCACTCGTTGCATTTGATAATATGAGGTGTAACGCGGATAACATTGGCTATATTTTTGATTCTTTCAGCTTTGAGGGAAGGTTTAGTGATTGTTGTGGTGATTCGTCTGATTTAACTGATAACATGGATGTGGTCTATTTTTTGGAGGCCATAGAAGAATCAATGTACCATCTCTGTAATATTTCTACGGGTATAAAATTTGTTTCAGAGCAACTAGGGACCTTTAGATTTACTTGGCAGAGAGTTGGCATGGATGCCACATGTGGGGACGAGGAGTTGTGTATGTATAATCTCTCTGTTCCTATTCCTGATTTGCATGACAAACTCATCTGGCCAACGCATCCGGCAGTGTGCAAAATACTAGTTGAAACGCATAATATCGCAGGAGATCGGACAAATAACCTTATATGGGGCTATTAGGATATAGTTAAGGGTTTAAATATAAATGAACGTAGAAACAGTAATAATGTGACTGCGTAGGCTGTAAGGATGGCGTTAAAAAATTGTCACTATGGGGCCACGATATATGTTATGTGGAAATCCGTATGTCGTGGCGTAGTGGCGCTAATTAAAGTTGTAGGTAAGTATGGGTGTCGAAACAACGATAAAGCTTAATAAATTTACGCCGAGAACAAGTCAATGGACGATTATTTCTGAGCCATTTAAGAAAGGCCTTAGGCGATATCTAAAATGCATTTGTTCTTGCGGGCAAGTTCGCGACGTTCTAGAGTATTCTATAAAAGCTGGAACTTCTACAAGATGTATGAGATGTAGTGTTTATAGACATGGAATGTCTAAGACGCCTACTTTTAGAATATGGGCAGGAATGAAGAGTAGGTGTTATGACAGTAATTCTCGTATTTATAAATATTATGGCGGGAGAGGAATTAAAGTATGCGATCGTTGGAGAGATTCTTTTATGAATTTTTATAACGATATGGGGTTATTCAAAAAAGGTTTACAGCTAGATAGAATTAATAATGACGGAGACTATGAGCCATCAAATTGTAGATGGGTTACACCGTTGGAAAATAATAGTGCTTATAAGGGTGATCTTAAAGATGATATGCCTGGCAAGACTTTTGGTAAATGGAAAGTCTTGAAGAGAGTTCAATTTAAAAAGGGCCATAGATATTATATTTGTATGTGCAACTGTGGAACAATTTTAATTGTTTGCGGTGGAGATTTGCGTCGTGGTTCAACTACTCAATGCATACGATGTAAACACAGGGAGCATTCTATTAAGCATAAAGATTGGCATAAACGTAAACGATTAGCTCAAGAAAATGTATAATATGGGCATAGAGACAGTCATTAAACTTAACAAATTTTCGCCCAGACCATATCAAAAAGAGCTCTGCCGTGCGTTTGAGTCTGGATACAAGAAAATAGTTGCCGTGATGCATAGACGTGCGGGCAAGGATGTTGTTGCATTTAACCTAATGATACGTGCTGCGCTTAAGCGTGTCGGTCTTTATTACTATCTCCTTCCGACTGCAGTACAGGCAAGGCGTGTGCTTTTTGAGGGAATGACGTCAGATGGTAAAAAATTTCTAGATTTTATTCCTGACGAACTTATAAAGCGTATTAACAAACAGCAGATGCTTATTGAACTCAAGAATGGATCAAGCATCTGTTTTCTAGGCAGCGAGTCGTTTGATAGTTTGCGTGGTCAAAATCCAGTTGGAGTTGTTGTAAGTGAGGTAGCTTATTCGCATCCACAGGTATACCCCACAATCAGGCCAATTTTATTGGCTAATAACGGATGGATCATCTTCATCTCTACCCCAAACGGCCAGAACCATTTCTATACGCTTTATAATATTGCCCAGGCAAATCCAGAAGAATGGTATTCAACGCTTTTAACGGTCAATGACACACAGCAGATCTCCGAGGAAGAAATACGCAGAGAGGTTGAATCTGGTGAGATCTCAGAAGACATGTCGAGACAAGAATATCTATGCTCGTTTGAAACTGGTGCTGTTGGTTCGTATTACGGCAAATATTTGACCAACATGGAACTTAATCACCAAATTGGTACCGTGGACTGGGAGCCTAACTTTCCTGTTCATACAGCCTGGGATTTGGGCATGAGAGACTCAACGGTTATCTTGATGTTCCAAGTTATTGGAAGTTCTGTGCACATTATTGATATGTATAAGAAAAACAGTATTGGTTTGGAGCATTATATTAACGTGCTTCAGGCTAAGCCGTATACGTGGGGTAAGCATATTGCGCCTCATGATATCCAAGTTCGAGAGTTTACCGCTGGCGGTCTTACACGACTTGAAAAAGCTGCACAGCTTGGCATAAAGTTTGTTATTGCACCTAAATTATCAATAATTGATGGTATTGAGTCTGTTCGTACCACACTTCCTCGTATGCATATAGATGAAGAGAAGTGTAAGCCGCTCATTGCAGCTATTCGTGACTATCGTAAAGAATATGATTCAAAGCTTCAAGTCTATAAGAATAGGCCGCTACACGACAACCATTCAGATGCTGCTGATAGTCTTAGGATGCTCTGTGTTTACTTGCCAAGATTGCGCAATACTTCTAATCCTGAGGCACTTGAGCGACGCTATAGAGAAGCTGTATATGGAAGCCAAAATAGTCTTCCGGGTATGTTTAGCGATGATTTACCACCCTACTAGAAAGGTTTATTATGAAGAAAATTATGATTCTTATCGGATTGGCAACGTCGTTAGTTGGCGCTGCATCTCATACGCTTATTAATTACCATAAGTGTCCAGGTGCTCTTGAAGAGAATAGAACTCCTGTTGTTTTTGGATTTGTTCATGCGTGCGCACAGCTTGACGCTAAATTCAAGGGAACTACAACATCTGTTGATAAGCATGGTAATATCACCGTCTGCGTATTAATGGAAGGTTGTCATGCTACCATTTTTATTGAGAATGATTCAGGATCATGTTTTATAGATTTCTTTTCAAGCTGCGAGAAAGCGCCAGCTGAAAAGTTTAAGAAGTTTCTTGATGAGTATCTTCACGCTGAGTCAATAAATAAACTTTGCATTAATCGCGATAAGACATTTTATTTTGGTGCCTAGTTTGTTGTGTCACTCTGAGTTTATGTTATTTTGAGGTGCGTAAGCTCAGGGTGAGTTATGTTTATGAACTTTTTTGGGCAGAATATGGTACTTTTATGTTATATCATTATCCTGCTCGCGGTTTTATTATCACAATGGAACAATTAACTTGATATCTACGTTGAGCAATTTTATGATGGTGAGTGAAACATCTTATAAAAGCCGGTTGAGAAGGATGTGAAGCGATGCTTTTTCCAAACTTGGGCACTACCTATTATGATGAAAACGATAAGTCCATACTTTCACATATGGAGACATTTTATAATGAATCGATAACAATCAATCAGTCTTTTTGGGGTGAGGCTGATACAGATACTCGGTTTGAAGCAGGCGATCAGACACTTTGGAACGATATATACGGGAATCTTCCGGCAAATCGCAATAAGCAGTTTAATTTTAATCGCATTAGACGTGTTGTAAATATGATTTCTGGGCATCAGCGCAGAAATAGGCGGTCTATTATTGCTGTTCCCGTGGAAAACGCAGATGAGGAGACAGCTGATCAGTTTTCAAAGATACTGTTATGGGCAAATCAACAAGAAGGAGTTCTTGAGACGATTTCAAGTTCATTTCATGGAGCACTTGTTACCGGAATGAATCTTTTGCAGGTTTGGCTTGATTATAGATCTGACCCTGTATGTGGAAATATACGAGTAGATAACTGTTCATATAACTCGTTTTTAATTGACCCTTATTTTAGAAAACAAGATCTTTCTGATTGTAATGCATTATGGAAGCGTTCATATGTTACAAAGCGTGAATGCATGTCACTGCTTCCAGCATATGCAAATGACATTGTAGATCTTCCATCTTCTGCAGGATCAGGGAAAGACTCAAAATTTCAATTTATGCCAGAATCATACGATTATGGCGGAAAAAATCTCTTAACTTACGATGAATTTTATTATCGTGACTATAGAACTCAGAAGATGCTTATCGATAGCAACACCGGTGAAACATTTGAGTGGCGTTCTATTGATGATGAGTCTCTTAAAGAGTTTCTTCGTCTTTATCCACAAGTAACCACTGTTGAGCAGGAGATTCCAACTGTTAAACTCGCAGTCGTTGTACAAGGAAAGGTTTTTTATGATGGTCCTAATCCTATGGGCACTGATCGGTACCCTTTTGTGCCTGTTCTTGGATATTACAATCCTCAAATGCCTTATTTCCCACACAGGATCCAGGGCGTGGTGCGTGGGCTGCGCGATGCGCAATATCTATATAACCGTCGTAAAATCATTGAGCTTGATATACTTGAGAGCCAGATTAATTCTGGGTGGATATACAAAGAAAGCGCGCTCGTTAATCCAAAAGATGTCTTCCTATCTGGCCAAGGAAGAGGATTAGCCCTTAAAGATGACGCTAATATGACTGACGTCCAACAAATACAGGCGCCACAAGTTCCACCATCAATGATCCAACTTTCCGAACTCTTAGCTCGTGAAGTACAAGAAATATCAGGAGTTAACGAAGAACTTCTTGGATCAGCTATTGATGATAAAGCTGGAATTCTCTCTATGCTTCGGCAAGGAGCTGGCCTTACCACTTTGCAGGTTCTTTTTGATCAACTTGACTACTCACAGAAACTTCTTGGCAAGGTCATGCTCGATATTATTCAAGCTAATTTTACCCCCGGAAAAGTTAAACGAATCATTGAGGCTGAGCCAGCACCGCAGTTTTATAATAAAGCTTTCGGAACATATGACGTTGCTGTTGAAGATGGTCTTAATACCACCACCCAAAAGCAGATGCAGTTTGCACAACTCATGCAACTTAAAGAGTCAGGCGTTCCTATTTCTGATAGCGATCTCCTTGAGGCTGCAACAATACAAAATAAGAAAAAAATTATTGAAAACGCTCAAAAACAACAAGAAATGGCCATGCAGATGCAACAGATGCAAATGCAGACCGCAACCAAAGAGCAAGAAGCACGAACAAATCTTGCAAATGCCCGAGCTCAAGCCGACGTATCGCTTGGCCTTGAACGTGTAAGCAGGATACAAGAGAATCAGGCCCTTGCTGTTGAACGCAGAGCAGAAGCCAATAAAGATAACGAACTTGCAACTCTTAATAAAGTTAAAGCAATAAAAGAGCTTGAAGAGATGGATCTCTCTCAACTTAATCAACTTATTGCGATTGCAAGTGCATTGAAATCATCTGAAAACCTAGAGGCACAAACAGCTCCGGTTTCAGGACAAGAGGATATGACAAGCGTTAAAGACCAAGGACTCTTTCGCGTTTAGTTAGAGGTATATGTTTAACCTTGTGAGTGATGAAGCTCACAGTTTCTATCGAAAGGCCTATTATGGCAAAGAAGCGTTACTACAGTGATTCAAAAGACTCAGGAATGATCAAAGAAGATTATTCAGCACCATCAAATCTTCCTAGAAATGTTGTATATCGTGAGTATCCAAAGATTGATTACGATTACTACGATCTTAATGACGACATTAAGGGCGTTGATAATCAGATGAGAGATGATACTCGTGGCGCTGCACGTAAAAAAGGTAAATATCCTACAAAGTATTAATCCTAGGAGCTATAATGCCTTGTGCCCCTCGACCATCTAAAAAAGCGCAGCGTATTGTTGACGACATTCTCGGTCCGCCACCAAATGCAAAGCGCCGTCGCAAAAAAAAACGCGCACAAGAACGTGTTGAGCAGAGTGATACATTGCTATCTCGGTAAATATAAAGCCATGCGTAGATTCTAGCGTTCTACGCATGGCATACTAGGCAGATAATGAAGAAAAAGAACAAAAGAGATCACATGTAAGAAAATATCCCAATCACGTTTATTTGCGTGATCTCCCTTTCCCCGCTCTGTTTCCCCCGAATGTTTACAGAGCGGGGTTCTTTTTGATTTTTACGTATATTAATGTCATGTTACAAAACAAACTATTGGGAGGAACTTATGAATAAAAAGACCGTGGGGCAGATTCATCTAGACCTTACTGAAAAAGAGATACAAGACGTAAGTCCTATTGATGTTGAGCGAGAAGCCCATAAAGACTATGAGAAAAACCTTTATGAAGCAATTGATCGCGGCAAGAAGAGTTACGATGGCGACTTCTTTATTGTTATTCTTACGAAGAAAGAGCGACTTCTTGATAGAGTAATCAGGAACTTCTTCTTTGTAAGGGCCAGTTGCCCAACCCCAGAATACGATCAAACCGTTTACCATTTTCATCGTAAGTCCGATAAAATAGAGTTTCTCTGGGTGCTTCCGTCTAAAGATACTTGTTATACATTTCTCCATAACATCAATAAAATTGCCCATGAAGAGCGAGACCTTCTTAAATTTATCCTTAAAGATAAAAGCGGAGAGCTCCTTGCTCTTTCAAAAAAACTTAACGGCGAAACGTCAAATTCTATCAAAATTAATAAGGACCATTAATGAATCTTCCAAACGTATCTCAAGCCCAAATAGATGCTATGATAAAAAAGGCAGAAGAAAAATATCCAACGCAGCAAGAGCCTGAACCTGAGCAGCCCCAACAAGAAGAGCCGTCTCCGCAGGAAGAACAGCCTGTTGAAGCAGAGACACAAGAACAAGATTATCCGCAAGAAGAAGCAGCACCTCAAAAACCAACAAAAGAAGATAATATTCGTATATTACGTGAAAGATCTGAGAAGGCAGAGCGAGAGCGCGATGAACTCTTACAACATCTTCAAAAACTTCAACAAGCGCCACAAACAGAAAAGACACAGCAAAAGATCGAAGCAATTAAAGACAATCTTGATGATCTCTCAATTAACCCAGATGACCTTGCAGAAGGAAAACATCTCATCAAGCTTGTGAACCATATAAAAAATCTAGAAAAACGCCTTGAAGAATCATCACAGCGAAGCCAAACAACGACCGCAGAACTTAAACTTAAACGTGACTTTCCAGACTTTGGGACCGTAGCCAGTTACGACAATCTTAAACGGCTCAGAGATGCTGATCCTGATCTTGCTGATGCAATTCTTTCCACCAAAGATACCTACAAACAACATGCTCTTGCCTATAAAATGATCAAAAAACTTGGCATCTATCGTGAAGATACCTATTCAAAGGAACGCGAAATCGCCCAGAAAAACATTGCAAAACCACGGCCCCTTTCGTCAATCTCCCCGCAACAAGGCGAAGGAGCTTTATCGAAGGCGAATGCATTTGCTAATGGCCTTACCGACGAACTCAAAAAACAACTCCACAAAGAAATGATGCAATCAATTAAAAACGGATAGCCTTCACCTAAAGCGCACGTACATCCTCCCACTCTTATGTACGTGCGCGTTCTTATGCTAAATAGTTGCAACTATCAATAAAACGTTTATATACTTGCGTTGACGTATCACAAAGGCTCGTCACCTTTAATCCCATCGGCGTATTGAGTCTCGCCAACTCGGACGTAAAAAGAACTCGTCACTCTTAAGTGTAGAAGTTTCTGACTAAGCATTCAGTTATAAATACTGGAAGCATCAGGAAAATTGATAACTTAAGGAAGAATTATGGCAATTACGACCACAACAACTCTTCCAGCGGCGGTACAACAGAGTTTCAGTTATAAACTTTTGAGCACACCCGTGCCATCACTGATTCACCAAATACCGGCAATGAAGAAGAAAATGCCTCGTAACGGTGGCAATACCTTGCGTATGAGGCGGTACAATCCGTTGGCTACAGCAATGGTCCCGCTTGGAAATACAGGCGTCACACCTCCAGCACAACAATTATCGGCGGTTGACATTGATGCCCGTATCTCATGGTACGGAACTCATGTTACATTGAATGAACAAGTTGTTCTTACCAACCAAGACCCTACTTTAAATGAATGCGCAGCAAGATTAGGGGTATCCCTTAACATACTGGGGGATGTAAAACCGAACCTAAATACTTTGGAACACCTAACGGCACAAGCCTAAGGCAACCAGAGGGAACTTGACTAATGAGAACCTTTGAGATTGAACTCATGAATTTCGGATACGATTCTTTCGCGAACTTCGCGTCTTTTTTCAAACAAAGCACGAAAAAGCTCGGAATGGCGATCACCGCCATTTGGAAGTATTGTTTTTTGAAATTCAATAAGTTTGTCGCAAACCTCTTGTTTAGTTATGAGATAAGGTCTTATTTTTGGAAGAATATCATAAAGTGCTGCTGCAGAAATCGACCAAGTTGCCGACGCCTTTTTATTTGTTTTAGCCGGAATAAAACAAACGTTTCCATCAAATCTTTCTATAAGCCATTCCAATATGGGGAAGCGTGTATTTCCAACCTCTATAGCAATAGTGTAAACCTCGTTAGGTTTATTTTTTGGCTTCCAACGTTTTATTCTAAAGCATCCTTCAGAGTCCATGAGGCCAGCAAAGTAAG